AGGGCACTTTGAGTGGGACTCTTATGAGCGCCTGGTCAAGATGGAGCGTTCGCAGGAGGAGTTGGAAGAGAACTACCTTCGTCCGGCTGCGGTGCAGTTGGCGCAGGAAACCGACTCACGCGCTGCGAAGTTCGCTTACCAGAACGCTTCCGGCGTTGTGGGCACTCTGGGCACCAACTCAACCACCATTGACTTCGCGGCTGCGGCTGACGAGTACCTGTATGAGAAGGCTTGCGCCAAGGGGACACGTCACCTCATTCTCTCGGCATCCCAGATGCGCAGCTACGTGGTGCCGAACGTCACGCAGTTCAACCCGGCCCCGGAAATCTCCCGCATGTTCCGCACTGGCGTACTCGGTACGGCGGTTGGGTGGGAGTGGTATCGGTCGAACTCGCTGTATAAGCACACGGCGGGCACGGCGGTAACCTCTCTGACGGTCACTGGCGCAAACCAGTCCGGCAACATCCTCTCCGTTACGGGAACCAACGGCCAGACACTGAAGCAGGGAGACAAAATCTCCATCCTGAACGTGAACGGCGTCAACCCCTCAACCCGGCGTGTCATCTCGTCCACTCAGAGCTTCACCGTTCTGGCGGATGTGACTCTGACCGCTGGACCTGACAACATCCAAATCTCGCCCTCGATCTATGGGCCGGGAAGCCAGTATCAGAACGTGGATGCTCTCGCTGCAGACGGCGCGGCAATCACTCTCTGGCCCGGAACTACGACCCCGAGCGGCAAGAGCGGAACGGTTGGGCTTGGCCTGTCGAAGTTTGCCTTCGCCATGTCGGGCGGCAAGCTGGAAGTGCCCAAGGCTGTGGAGCGGGCGGAGCAGACTGTTGACCCGGATACCGGGATGGCGGTTCGGTTCGTTCGTGCATGGGATCAGCGTGAGTCGAAGATGACGAATCGCTTTGACATGTGCCTGGGTTTTGGCAATCTCTATAATGACCAGGGCGCAGTTGCCTTGGCAGGAGCGTAATCATGGCCACTGGCGGACTCAATCAGACTGCAACCCCTAACCCTGTTGTTGATTTCGTGCCGCAGAAGCAGTATCCGAGCTTCTCGACCGTCATCAACGAAAAAATCACCATTACAGCCAACACGGGAACTGCGCCGACCCTGACCTACGCGCAGGTTCTGGGCGGCTTTATCACCTCCAGCAACGCGGCGGCGCAAACGCTGACACTTCCAACTGCGGCCTTGCTTGTTCCGCAGATTGAAGGCGCAGAAGTCGGCTCCGCGATTCGTCTGCTGGTGCAGGCCACAACCGGAACCTCCACCGTAGCTGTAGGGACTGGCGGCACCTTTGCCGCTGGTGCCACTGCGAGCATTGCCGCTGGCAGCATCAAGGAATTCCTTGTGCTGGTGACGGCTCTGGACGCTCCGACCTACACGGTCTACAGCCTCGGAACCTCCGTCTACTAACCCGCAGGGGCGGTCACCACGACGCCCCTGTTTCTTTCAGGAGATTTATGCCACGAGCAATTGACGATGAAGCGTTTGGCGAACTGAAGACGCTGGACATCAACAACCCGCCGACCAAAAACATTCCTTATGCGGCGTATCCGAAGGTGGTCTACCTGCACCCGAAAGACAAGACCAAGCAGCACATGTCGAAGGTGGTTGAGTCGCCGGAAGAGTTTGAGGCCGCGCAGTCGCAGGGCTGGAAGACCACCCCTCACGCGCCTGTAGCGGTTGTCGAAGACCTCAGCGAGAAGTTTGAGGTAGAGGCGCATCGCGGCCCCGGACGCCCTCGGAATGCAGCCTAAGAAGGTCTATTACCCCCGCGAGGGGAAAGAGCCGAAAGTCCTGACGGCAAATACTCAGGCAGAACTCGACGCCTTGTTGCGGATTGGATGGAAAACGGATGCCAGCTAATTCCATCACGACGACCGCGCTGGAAATCATCAAGGCGGCGATGTTCGAATTGGGCGCATTGGCTGCAGGAGAAGACCCCTCCACCGATGATGAGCAATGGGTGCTGCAGAAGCTGCAGAGGCTCATTGACCGCTTCAACGCCCGCGAAACGATGGTCTACAACGTGAACTTCTCCGTGTTCACGCTGAATCCCCCGGCTACGCCTCTCGACCCGACCACCATTGGGCCGGGAGGCAACTTCGACGTAAACCAACGTCCGGTAAGCATTGAGAGTATTGGGCTGATTCTCGATGGCGGAACGCCGGGAGTCGAAGTCCCGCTGAATATGCGGGATCAGGCATGGTGGGCGGATAACCGGATCAAGGGTCTAACTTCGACTCTCCCGACAGACGCCTACTATTCCCCGGATTGGCCGCTTGGCAGCATCTACTTTTGGCCCGTTCCAACTGCATCGCATCAAGTCAGACTCCAGACCCGCTTAGTTCTTGCGGAAATGACCAGCTACGATCAGGCTTTCTCTATGCCTCCCGGCTATTGGGATCTGATGGTGTACGAGCTTGCAATCAGTCTGGGGCCGGGTTTCAGGACGGAACCGACTGCAACGCTCATAGGTCTGTGGAAGGCTGCTACCAAGGCCGTGCAGGTCAATAACATCTCTTCCCCACGACTTGCTAGTGACTCTCCAAGCCAAGGCAATGGCAGCGGTAGACCCGATTTCTCGTTCTTGGATGGCCTGACTCGATGATTCGGGTACGAGTTGGGATAGCTCCCAGAGCGCAGCCGTTTGATGAGTCGATGGACTCACTCTATGCGGCAATCCGGTTTGCGCAGGCCGCTGGATTTGAAGTTGCCTTGGAAAAGGTTCGCGGCGGTGCTCCTGGATTCCAGAACCTCGGGCCATTTATCGCGCATCTCCTGGAATTCGGAGAGACTCACCTATTTATTGCCGCAGATGACGTGCTTTATCCAGAAGATTGCATTGTGAAGCTGGTCAATGACGATAAGGACATTGTTTGCGGCATCTACCGCAAAAATGTCCTGTTTGAACTACAGCCCGCGAACTATGGCGACGGCACCCCTGAGACATTCTTAGCGCGATTCCGGGCTGGCGGATTGTACGAGACAGAAGTAGCCTCCTGCCATTCCTTGACGATCAAGCGCGGAGTGCTGGAAAAGATGGTTGCCGACTACCCCGAACTCGCTTACAAACACAACGAGCAGACGCATTACGGCTTGTTTCTTCCTACCATCCAAGACGGTGTGGTGTATCAGGACGACTGGGCATTCTCGCGCAGGGCGAAGCAGTCAGGATTCACGATGTGGGACGATTTCGACTGCAAATTGAAACACTATTGCGCGAGCTTTCTTGGCTTTGAGGCGTTAGAGCAGTGAAGATCGGAATGATTGGGCCGTCCTACACGGCAAAGTCGAACGCAGTTGCGGACGAGGAATGCATTAACTTCTTCTCGGAAACAATTGAGACTCCTGGAGCGCAGACAGCCAGATCGTACTTTGGGACGCCGGGGCTGGCGGTGTTTACTGCCTTCGCAGATGGACCAGTAAGAGCGACGTGCGAGATCAATGGACGCATGTTTTCCTTCGCTGCAGACGCTTTCTATGAAGTAGCAGCCGATGGAACGCAGACGCTCCGCTCTCCGGCGGGAATTGAAGTATTTGGCGAGCCTGTCTCGATGGATGTCAGCAACACGCAGGTTTTCATCGTGGCAGGGCGAAGGGGCTATTGCTTCACACTTGCGGACAATTCATGGGTGGATGTAACGGACCAGTTGGCCGGGGCTCCAGTCAAGGTGAAGTTCTCAGACTCGTATTTCGTCGTGATGTTTGCGGCAAGCAACAAGTTTCAAATCTCCGGCATCCTTGACGGAACAACCTGGCCGGGAATTCAGGTCAACGAAGTCTCCGTATTCCCTGAAAACATATCGTCCATCGAAGTAAATCATAGGGAGCTACTGGTATTTGGATTTCAGCATATCCAGCCCTATCAGGACACTGGATCGGACCAGATTTTCGATGTGATCCCCGGCGCATTGATGGAAAAAGGCTGCGGAGCGACGTTTGGAGTAAACCGAGTCGATAATACGGTCTTCTGGGCAGGGCAGGACGAGCGCGGGGCCAAGATGTGCTGGCGGGCAGGTGGTTATACGCCGCTAAGAATCTCGACTCACGCAGTAGAGGCTTGGCTCGAAAAGTGGGATGGCTGGTCGAACCTGACAAGTTACGCCTATCAGGAGCAGGGGCATGAATTCTGGGTGCTGTATGTGCCCAATAGTGACGCCTCGTTTGTTTATGACGTGTCCTCTGGCGAATGGCACAAGAGGGCCGAATGGCATCCTGAAGATGGTACTTATGGACCCCACAGAAGCTGGAATCACGTCTACGCCTTCGGCAAGCATCTTGTAGGGGATTGGAAGACGGGCAACCTGTGGGAGATGAGCCTCAAGTATCTGGATGACAACGGGGCAGTGATTCGCAGGCTCAGAAGGTCGCCAACGCTCGTCAAAGAGATGGAGTGGATTTATCATGCGGAAT